TCTCCATTAAAAGTTTGTGGATATAATATAAGTTTAGTTGCCATTATACTGATTGAGTTCTAAGAGTTTTTGTTTTTTCAACTTCAAATGTGTATTGTATTAACTGATCGTTGCCAAGCGTTTTTCTTGTAAAGTTTGAGGTTGTAAGTCTAACAGGTGTTACATAATTATTTAAAATACTTTTTTGTGTTCCTGTTATTCCTGTTGGATCATCTTGAAAGCCATCTAGTTGATATACTTCAGGGCTATTAATTAGTTCTTCAAACATTTCGTTTTCTATCTCTTTAACAAAATCTGTATTCATAGTTATTTTCTCAGTTGTATTAACTCTGAAAGATTTTTTACCACCTTTATAACTAGCGTATTCATAACTACTTTTACTCCAAGATCCTTGTAGTTGAGTATAAGTTGAACCAGAAGTATTAAAAGATTTTACAGATTTTTGTGTAAACGTATAGTAATCCCAAGCTCCCCATTGATTCAGCCAACAAAGTCTTATAGGTTCATATCCTAATTTATCAGGGCAATTAACGTAAATAGTTAATTTTTCTGCTCTTTGAGTTGTAGGGCTTAAACTTGCAAATACATATTCTATTCTTCCGCCTTGTATATAAGGAGCTACCGCTACACCATTAAAGATTGTTGACCAATTTTTAAGGTTTGCAGGAAAGCAACCAAAATATACTATTTCTTTTGCTGAAGAATTACCATAAGTATCATAAGCTCCATTTGCCGAATCAAAATCAATAATTTCTGAAGATAAACTACTACCGTCTTTGTCATAATAGTAAGCAGTAACTCTATCTACTTTAGTAGTAGGAATAAAGGCAATAGTTCCGTAATCATCTATATTAGCATACTGCTCATTAGGAGCATTGGTTAAAAATCTACTTGTTGAATCTGTCAATACAAATGGATTCATATCAAAACCAAAACTTGGTGCCGAGGTAGGTCTTAATAGTATATCACTATATTTTAAATAACCATTAAAAAAAGCACGACTTGCTCCTGCAACTTCTGTTGATGTAACAGGTATGACTGTATTATATGTTGCTGACGTTGAATCTGTATCTAAATACTCTACATAAAATTTAGTCCCCAAAAGTCTTAATGTATCTGTATTTAATGAAAATTTATCAATTAAATGTAAAGGGTGTGGGTTTTCACTATCTGTAGTTACCCCTTTATATTCACTATCTTCTGCCGCCATATTATCGGCTTTTACATAATTTTCTAAAATATTCCTTATATTAAACATTCCAACACCTGCACTATTTGGTGTTGTTTTAAAAGTTCCTTTTAAATCTGTCGTTGAATTTACATTTGGTATTGTTTTTGCTATATGAATATCTATACAAAATTTAACTCTTGATTGATTAGCTACTGCTGTTGAGTTTGAGATCACAAACATTAAATCTTGACCTACTGGTAACCAAATCCCTATTGGTCTTTGTTCTATTACTGATACTGCCATTATTTTTTATTTTTTAATTCTTTTTCTACGTCTAGTTTTATTGCTTTTAAAATATCGCTACCAAACTGCTTTATTCCAAGCCCTAAAGGTTTTTGAAAGAAACTTATACCTTGTATTCCATCTCTTTTAATTGCCCTTCCCATTATAAAAGCCAACGACATATTAGTAATAAATCTTCCTGTTTTTTTATCTCTACCTTTTATTCCTTTTTTACTTATCCATTTAGAAAGTATGTCAGGTGGTGGTTGTTTCCTTGTATAGCTATAAGGACTTGATACTGTTTTGCTCTGATAGTCTTTATATTTTCTTTTCTTTTTATTTCCTGAAACGCCTTTATCTACAAAAGTTCCATAATTATTCATAATAAACTGAATAGTATATCCTGATGCTGTTTTAGATATTTTGAACTTAATAGAAGATTCTAAATTAGAGCCACCGCCTTTAGCTTTTTGCAAATTGCCCTTAGCTCTGTTTACTACCTGCTTACCAAAGCTATTTAGATAATTTTCTACGTTTTGAGTTTTCATTATATACTAGCAACGAATATTTCAACATCTGCATCATTTGAAGCAGTAGGTCTTACTTCTAGTTTAGATAGATCAGCTAATGCTCCATAACTAGGAACTGCATCTGCTTCAGCTACCATTACATTATCTGCTCTTGCTATGATATGTGAATTTAAAGCGGGTATTAGAATAGTATAATTTGAAGCCGCTCCTGCCACTCCTAACTCTACATCATAGGTATCTGATAGGTTTGATACTCTAATATATCTAACATTCTCTTTGTCTATTGCTCCTGCACTATCATAAACATTAGAAGAAAATGTTGCTATTGTTGTAGTTGCTGAATGAGGACAAGTTACTATTCTTTCAAATGTGTCAGTTATACTTGTTATTGTTAAATTGTTTGTTGATCCTCTTAATGCACCATTGATGGTTACACTCTCGGAAATTGTTACTGCTAAATCTGCCATTTTTTATATTTTAATTGTTATTTTTGGTGGTATTATTTGTATTTCTATTTTCCATATCTTAAACTTAAACATTAATATCCAGCTCCTAAATCTGTAACAGGTATTAAGTCGCCATCTTCATTTGCACAAGTAGTAAAGTCATTCATTACTTTAATGCCCATTGTAAAAGTCCAACCGCAAAGTAAGTTATCAAACCTTTCTTGAAACGGCTCTATTGTAAATTGGTCTTGTGCAAAATATAAAGGAGCATTAATATCATTTACTCCTGCTATTGATTGTCTTGAACTGTGCCTTAACAAACCTATAAAATCTGTGCAAATTTGTAGCGTTTGATTCCATACCTGCTGTTCATTGTTTTTAGGATCAAGTAATTTAGTTAACTGCTTTGCTTGATGTGTTTGCCAATTTTCTTTTTCACTTACTAAGTCGCAAATAAACAACTGAAAGTTATATACTAACTCTGAATCTCCTGTTGTTACTGAAGTTGGATTTATGTGCAAGAGTGGTAGCTTTTCCATTTTTTCTAAATTAATATCAAATATATCTCCAACAGATACTGTTGTTATTTGGTCGTGATACTCTCCTAATCTACAAAGAGTATCTATTACGTTATTATAGGTTTTATTTACTATTGCCATAAGTCTTAACTTTGTTTTGCGTGTTTAAATCTGTTTCATAACTCAACCAAGTAAATGCTTCTAAAAGGTTAAGTCTTGTTATTTTTTCTAGTTTTGAAATATCTGCATTACATAATCTATAAAATACTCCAAAATATCCCCACTTTTCAGCAAAGGTTTCTGTTGCTATTGCATCTTCGTTTCCTTCAGCTTGTCCATCAAAGATAATACTGAAGTCATTGACAATAGTGTCACGAAATGATAAAAAAAAACCAGTGCTGATTGCACTTGTTGTGAACTCATCTTTTTCATTTCTTCTGCCCTTATGGCTATATTGCCATCATAAGCCTCTATTGTATAAACTTCGTTTTTTTCTTCTACTATCGGTCTGTATAAAATTGCCATAACTTCAGGTAGCTGTTTTTCCATATCTGTTTTGATAAAAGTTTCTAGATCTGCCCACTCACCTAATGTTATGCTTGATAAGTCAGGGTGAAACCCATATCTTTTACCCTCTATTTCTATTATTCTTTTTAATGGACTATCCTCTTTAATCTGCAGCTCAGATACCGCTTCCATTATAAGCGCAACATCTTTTAGCTCTAACTGCTCAATCAATTTTTTAGGTATATTAGATAAAGCCGCTATTGTTTCTTTAGCTTGTTTACTCTTTGTTTCTTTTTGAAACTCAATTAGTTTTAACCAGTTATCTAAGGTTACATCTTCCCAACTGTTGATTAGTGTAAACTCCTTTGCCTTTCCTTCTTTTTTAATTTTAATCTTCATGTATTAATATAATAGAAATAATTTTATTTTATTTTTTTTATGTATCTTTGCATATCATTTTAGTTTTTAAACCCCTCACTAATACTATTTTTTGTCGTAATACTTTCAGGTGGGGGGTTTTTTATTGCACATAATACTTACCTATGTTAGTATCTATTTCATAATACATTCTCATAGCTAGTGCGTCTGAGTAATCAGGTGAGCGGCCTATTATATTTTTGACTATTTCTTTAGGTATCATTTGTAGTTTATTATCCTTGTCAGCGTCTTTAGTTCTTACCTGCTCGCACTCTTCTATGATTTGATTCTTTACGCTTACATCTGGGCAGTTAATACCGACTTGACCTTTGTTTATTAGATCTGCTAGCTTGTAATAACATTGAGTTTTTAAATTCTGGTAATTTTCTTTTTTTAATGGTGTTGCATTATTAACAAAACCTTTGCAGCGCAGGTAGTCTTTAACACCACCACCCACCCCATCTTCATCAACGATTATATTGCTTAACTTAACTTTATGTTCTTGTTGCATTAGCCTGACAGCGTCAACAACGTCATTTACAGCCGATTTAAGCAACGTTTGTATAGTTTTAAGGTGTAAGCCTTGCCAAAGCATTATAATTGTTTTATCGCTTCCAAAACGCGCTACATCACAACTTATATATTTATCTCCTTCAACTCCTTTTTGACTGAATAGGTTTAGTATTGCGCTATATTCTATTAGACTATCTTTAGTTGCGTCATACTCCCAGTTACCGAATAGTAGCCTTTGCTTGCTTAGTTCGTCTAGTGTTTCTAGCTGAGTTTTGTAATATTTAGATATATACTCATTATCATCTACTAAAGATTGTATAAATTTTCTATGCGCCTTTTGATTGTTGTCTTTTGAAGGTCTGTAATATTGCGTATAAACCCAGTTCTTTGCAGGGTTGCAAGTCATAAGCATTTTAGGTATTAGGTTAAACTCATCTAGCTTATACCTTAATCTACTTGCTACTATGTTTTTAGCTTTTTCTGTTATCTGGTTTGCCTCATCAATAAAAGCTCCTGTTATCTCTAAAGAACCAAGACTATCAAAGTTTTTATCACTAGGATATAAGAACAGATCTTTTAGCAGTATTTCGCTTTCATTAAAAAATGTTATTATATTAGAACTAGCGTTAAAGTTATAATGCTTGCCTGACTTCAGGTTCCAGGACTCACAAACCTCAAAGAATGTATTTAGAGTTGTTTTCTTTAGCGCGTCTAACTTGCTTCTACCCATTAAGTACCGCACTTTAGGATATTTAACACACATCAATATTAGCCAACTACAACCCACCCAAGATTTACCACCACCTGCAGCACCGCCAAAAAGCACCTCAGTAGTAGACTTGTCAAACAGGTATTCTATAGCCTGTTCTTGTGTATGAGTAAAACTAGCATCAATATTCAACCCCTTTAATATTTACGTTTATCTTAACTGGCTCTTCGCCTGAAGTTAAATCTAATTCTGAGCGCTCTACATAGCCACGTCTCTTACCTTTAGTCTTTAGATAAAAGATTGTAGCAGCCGTACTACTATCTTGTATTTGTTCAAACAGCTTGCTTTCTACAAAGTCTAGGGCTACGTCCTGTATATCTTTAGCGGACTTGCTAAACTCTTCATCTTCTGATAGCCATCTATAATAGGTAGCCCTGCTAATGTCTAGTTGTTTGCAGGCTGTAGTAACAACCCCTAAACTCTTTTCAAGCGCTTTTAATAATGCTTCCTTTTTATCGTGTCTCATTTGTCTTATTCTTTACCTTTAAAAGATGCTAGAGGGTAAAATACTAAGCTATTTCTATAGCCGCCTTCTTTAGTAGGTATAATAGGTGTTACACCATGTACATTACGCCAGGCAGGATAAACTAATATACTATTGTCTTTGCCGTTCATAGTAGCGTTATAATCTGGTACGTGCAAATCACCACCTTTAACATCTTGCTTTTTGTTTATAATTACATTTACACACCCTTTAATATTAGCTGAATCTCTATGAAAGGGAGCGCTAATATTATAATTATTAATACTACTAGTAAAACATTTACCCAATCTGTATTTTTTCGGTACATACTCTTCTATTAATTTAATTTGTTTTTCGTACTGATCTGGCAGTATTTCCTTTAATAAGTATTCAGCTTCTCTACAAGCGCCTAACATAGCTTTAATAAAAACTCTTGCGCTCTTAGTATTGTGTACGCTTGATATGCTTGGGTAAGGTCTCCTTAGATGAGGTTTAGGCGGCACACTACCTATAATAGTGCTGTACTGCTCAACCCCACTAGCTCTAGCCATAATGCTCTTAGGCACTCTTTCGCTTCTAAACTCATTATTAGCTATCTCTATAAATTGCTTTAGTTTGCCTGTAATTTGATTCATAAAAAACCCTACTGGCTCGCCTTCATACATAAATATAGAATCTTCTAATATGTTTGGCTCTTTGTATTCGCAAAGGTCTCCAACCTTTATATCATGCTCTACTTGTACTAATTCTATTTTTTTCATATTTTCTCTTTTTCAGTTCTTAATAATTCTAATATCATGCCGCCTACATAAGCGCCATTTGCTACAATATCCCTGTATAACTCTTTTGCCTCTTCATAATCTTTTGCTTCAAAAGGTATTTGTAAAGCTCTTCTTACATCTCCTTCCATTGCATCTAGCTCTTCTTCAAAGTTTTCCTCGTCTAGTATTGAGTAGTCAGGTTCATCTCTAAACATTCCACTAGGAAGATCAACACTCCATTCGTCTAACTTGTTGAAGCTGTAGCCATTACCTAATACGTCCCAATCCCACTCACCAAATGAAACGTTATCTTTTACTACTATCTCTTGACAAGTTTCTTCATAGGTTTTTTTGTGAATCTTATAAGCGTCTGTAGTCTTGTGGTGTTTCTTTGTGTATTCAAATACTGGCACTTCCTTTAATCCCGCTTCAACACATGCTCTATATCTCATGTTCCCGCCTAGTATAGTTCTTTTTTCGTCTACTATAATTGGCCTCATGTCTAGCATTTGCGGTAATTCTTTTACGCTTTTTACAAGTTTTTTAAACTTAACCTCTTTAATAGTTCTTGGGTTTTCTTGATTTAGATTTAATTCGTTGATTTTTAGTTTCATAATATATAATAGAATTTGTTATTTTTTATTTATTTAATATTTTGCACACCTTCTGTTAAAGCTATTGTTAAACTTTTTCTCTAACTCTTTGCTAATAGCTTTGCTTAGCCTTTCGTTTGTTATATTGAACTTATCCGCTATGTCTTGTATTTTAGTATTAGGATTTTCAAAATAATACTTCGCTGCTTTACTTTGCAATATTTTCATATATGCAGTTGATCTTCTTTTCTTCATTAGTCAAATGATTCATTGATACCTCTTTCTCCTACTAGCTTTTCCTTAGCACTATCCCATAGCTTGTCGTGTCTTTTCTTTTTACTTAAAGACGCTTCTGTTCTTTTTATTTGTGGCATACCATCTTCAGGCTCTGATTGCATCCAAAGACCGCAATCACAAAGAGCTTGTATAGTTCGCCACTTACCCTCTCTGAATCCAATAGTTTGTTTACCTATTTCTTCTTCGTTACCGCATTTACATTTGTATAATGTCATTCTACTAATTGTCCTGTTCTTGTTTTACTCTTTTCGTATAGTCTATCTAATTCAAAGTGTAATACATTAATTGCTTTCTGTATATCTTGATCAGGAGAACTGCCTTCTTTATTCCCTGCTCTTAGTATATATTGAACTGCTTGTGATGTCCAAGCACTAAGATCAAAATCATCTACTATATTCTTAACTGAATATCCATATAATTTACCTGTGTAATAATGAGGCTCAGGAGTTGTTTTGTAATCTTCTTTCTTTGTCATTTTCTAAAATTTTAATTAAACCATCTTGGGTGTTTAGTGTTCTTGGTCTTTTGAACTTACGATATTCTTCAGGGTTAAATATTAGCTTTACTTCTCTTACTAAATATCCTTCTTGATCATACTTTACGATCCATCTGCTTGAGTAGTGGTACTTGTTTCTTTTTAAGTGTGTTAAATAACTCATTCGCTGTATTTTTTATATAATTTTTTTATTCCATCATAACAAGTTGATAAACAACTTCCGCAATTAGTTCCTGTATTATAATTTGTCATATATATTGTGTTATATAATGTTATTGCTTTTGTTTTAATATCGTGATTTTTAAATCTACCTTTAATTAAGTTTGGGTATATATCAATTATTTCATCAATTATTTCTTTAGGCAAATCGTCAGGAGCTTCTACTTCTGTTGTTTTGTCCCAGTATTTCTGAGGGCAAGCCAATGGTGCTATTCTTGCCTTGACCTTCATAAAACATTTACATAATTTGCAGTTTCCTAATAAACTATGATAATATTTACAAGACTTACAAATTGTTATCCTGTCCTCATAAACTTTGTTAGGAACAAAAAACTTATTCATTTAACCTGGAAAGATTACTACTAGATTTTCTTCTATCATTTTTTTTACTTTTATATGTTATAACCTTTTCAGGATAGTCAAAGCCAAATTGCATTACAAAACTATTATTCTTTACAGGATCATACATCTTCATTTAATTCTTTTTTTATTATTGTTCTTACTTTATCTACTGTTGTATATATACTATTGCGACTTATGTTAGTTTTAGCACTAAGTGAATCAAGTGTATTATCTTCATAGTAATAGAGTTCAAATAATTGTTTATCATACCAGCTTAATTTGTCTAATTCTTTATCTATCATTTCTAGCTTTACTAGTTGAGTATTGTCTATTTCTTTATCTGGAATATTTGACAAACCCTTATAATAAATACTATTATTTGACCAATCAAAATTATTACGATTTTGGCTAAAATTACTACTAAAACTGACAATATGTGTGTAATACTTTTCATACTTATAGTAAAAATTACTTCTTTTACTTCTTAAAGCTCTTCTTAAAGCTACTGCTCCATAACGAGTTATTCCTAGTATTCCGTCTTTCTCGTAAATTGCTCTGAGCGTTTTAGGGTTCATGCTTAGGAAATATAACATCAGCTCCTGCACTGCTTCATTTACTTTATTCTCATCGGCTGTTAATCCATAAGCCATTGTTCTAAATTTATCGGTCAGCTTAGATATTTCTATATATATCTCAGTCATTTTTAGGCTCTAATTCATATAGCTTTTCGGCTACTTCTTGTATCATTTGATCTAGCAAAACTCTATACGCCCTTATTACTGCTGAGTTTCTTTTTGTTTCTAGCCCTGCAAAAAAACCATTAGTTGCTACTGATAAGTTAATAGGGATAACCATTAACCAATCATAAAAATTACCACTTTCTTTAGTTCCTGCTCCGTAATTATTAGAATATTCTATTATTATATCTACTATTTCTAAATAATTATTGTAACGTGGTTTTGTTGAAACTTCTTCTGCAAAGTTTTTACACATTAACAAATATGCTTCTATGATTGATTCGTGTTCGTGATTAGCATAAATTGCTTTTTGCATGCATCAAAGATATTAAAAAAATTACTCTATTTGTTTTTCTTTTCTTAAGTTTTCAACAGTATGCTTGTAATAAGTTATCATTTCTTCATAATCAGATCTTGAAAACTTTTGTATTTGACTTGCTTTTTCTTGTAATTCTACGGCAGTTCCTTGCCCATATTTAGCTTCTAGGTTTAAGGAGAACTTATACTGCTCGCCCTGTTTAAACATATTGCACCCTACGCATTGTGGTTGACAATTTTCTTCATCAAATCTAGTTGCTAAAAAACTTCTACTCTGGAAATGACCACATTGCATGCCCTGTTTATAATGTTTAACAGCGCCACAAGTGAAGCATTGAACCATGCCCTCATCAGTTGATTCTCGTAATCTGATGTATAAACTAAACCACTTGTCTAGATCTTTTTTAAGTTTACTAATTGACTTCATACTATATGCTCTTAATTAAGTTAGCTATTATCACCCAATCATCAAGAGTGCTGTTATTTTTATTTTTATATAACTTACGTAATAGATGTAAAGTTTCATTAACTTTTTGTTTTTTTGTTTTATTATATTTTTTTATATTTATAGGTAGTTTATCTGTTAAATCCCACTCTATAACATTCATTCCTGTAATAGTGCATTTTCTATTTTGCACCTCATAAATTACTCCTAACTCTCTTAATTCGGTAAATCTTGCTCTTGATTGACTTATCTGGTTTTCTTTAGTAGTCATTGTTGCGAAGGCTTCACCACTTGTGCAAGGAGCATTATTTAAAATAGCTTCATAAACTTTAAGCCTCATTTTAGATAGCAGCCCCTCTTCTTTAATTTGTTTATAGCAATCTATTGAAGTCTGTCTTGTGTTCATTTTAATTTTTTATATTGATAATAATATTTCCTTACATAATTCATAAGGCACTTTACTTCTTTGATAATTATTTTTTAATCCCTGCGTTCCTGTTTTAGATCCTCTTGGAGCTTCTTCGTGGTGGCATTTTTTATTACCATTAAAACATTTTTGTCTAGGTTGCCAACCATCTGTATTAAATAAAGAATAAATATGATTGCTCCAGATGTCAGTTGGCTTAGCCCTTGTATCTCCATAACGGCAATACCATACTGTCGTTCTTGGAATACCTATCATAAAAAACATCTTACGCATATATCCTCTAGGATTTTCAATAAAATATTTGCAATTAAATTTTTTAATTAATTTTAATGTGTTTATTACCAATCTATCACTTTTTGCAGCAAATTCTGTTTTAGGTTTACCCATATCTCTATGGTGTCCGATTGCTGCAATAGAATAAGTTGTACAAGGTGGTGAAGCCCAAATTACATCAGGTATAAAAGGAATATCCTCTTTAGTTAAGAACTCAATATCTTTTACTAAATCAATTCCTTTAAAATTATTTATATCTACTGAAAACACTTTATAACCTAATTCATCAGCCACTTTACCTATTGATCTGCTTCCTGCAAATAATTCTAATACTTTCATCTCAGCTCTCTTATTAGCCACATTACAATAGCTGTTATTATTACCCAGCCTATCATATTAAAATAGTTCTGTTTGATTAATATCTTCTTTTCTTACTACGCCTAACATTGTTTCAAATATAGTTTTTCCTGCTTCATAATCTACTAAGTTTCTTGACATTTTACCTCTATGCTGTTTACCTTTATATTTGTAAAAATCAAAATTATGAAATTTAGAAAATCTTATAATACTTCCTTGCCCTTTCATTTCAGGACTTTTTCTTTCATTAAGATTATTAGGCAGGTTAAAATTTGTCCAATATAAATGTCTACCTCTTTTTTTAGCCTGTATTAAAGGTTCATAATATGGTATAACATTTTCTACACAATACTTTCCTTTGTAAAATTTATCTAATAAAATAATTTCTTCATACAGCTTCATATCAGCATATTTAATTTTTCTACTAGCTTTACACAACGTCATTCTGCTATGAGTAGGGCAAGGTGGACTACTCCAAATAAAATCAAATTTCTTATAATGTTCTAACAAATATTGATGTGCATCTGCTATTATAACTATATCATTAGGAAATCTCTCTTGGTATAATCTTGCACATTCAGGATCAAGCTCTACTGCTGTTACTTCAATATCATTTTTGACCTCATTCCACTTATATCGGTTACCACCTAGACAAGCATATAAATTTAATATTTTCATTTTAATAGTTTTATTTTTTCTTGATAAAAAGGAACATCTTTCATTCCTAGTGTGTGAACTTGATGATATGCATCATCTATTACTTTTTTATGAGCATAAATCCATCTGTAAAAAGTTCTTATATTTAAAAATGGCTCTTCTTTTCCAAATCTTACACCAAGTCTAAATGCGTCAACAACTTGGTTAAAGGTCATATTGCCGAATCTTTTTTCCTGAATCAGATCTTGCGCAAGTATCTTGCTAAGAGTCGCTAGAGTTTGTGGATCTGTTTTATGCCCTATTTCTACAGAGGTCTTAGCTATTAGGTCTAGCACTTTCTCTGTAAGCTCTTTTGGATTTTCTTTTTTTAATGGTATCATAATAATTTTTTTGCTTCTTGCCAGGCATTTACCTGTGCATCTAGCTTAGACATTTTTTTGTTCTTATTTTCTTTTCTTCCTTCCCACGTTCTTACTGCAGCTTTCCAGTCTTTCATAGAGTCCTTGCCCACTTTCCACCCTTTGCTTTCATAAAAATTAAAAAAATTTTCAGGATTAATATTATTATTACGCTCTTCACAATAATTTTTTATTTCCAAAATTGTAGGCGCTTTAAAGTATTTATTATTGTTTTTTATTAATTTATTATTATTAAATGTTGTTACTTTATCGCGTGACAAGTTGTTCAATAATTGCACAACTAGATGTTCATTAATTTTATAAAAATTTTTTGCAGGAATACCCATACGCTTAACGTCTATAATTTGGTGTGTTTTAAGCGTTTTAAGGCACTTTCTCTGTTGTCGTGGCGTAAGAGTTGTATCGTTAAAAATATTAGCTTCTGTGTTAAAAAACCAGCCGTTTTTACATTCTCCAAGTTTATTAAAATACTCTTCTTTACTTATAAGATCGGCTAATAAAACAGCTTCTTTTAAGCCTATCTTTCTGGCTAACTCCTTGTTTAGCACTATATATGCCGTACTACTTAATAAGCTCTTCATAATATATTTACTGTGTAATGATATTTATTCATAGCAATTTTAACATTTTCTAACTGGTTAGAAAAATCAAAGTAGGTTGTTTTTATTTTGCATTTAACTTGCCCGCTTTTAACCTCTAAATATACATCAGATTTTTCGGTTTCTCTAACGCCGTTTTGCAATAGATGTTCTTTTAACAGGTCTTTATCTGAAAAAATGTTTTTATCTCCTTCTATATCTTTATATGCTTTGTAAATCTTTTCAAAACAGCTCCTATAAACTATACAGTCTTTAAAATTTTTCTTATGTTTATTTTCGTAATGATAAGTAGCAGTTCTGTCTCTTTTCAAAACCCTTGCTATTACACTTCTTTTTATATCTTCCTCAGTTAAGCCAATATAAGCAGCAACTGATCTTGAAGCCTGTAAGCGTCTTTTTCTGCTCTTTAATGATAACGAGCCTTCAGGCAGCCCCATTACTCTAGTAGTGAGGCTGCATATAGCTTTGAAGTTTAACTCCTCTGTCATCTTAAAAAGGTGTTTCGTCAGTAGTTATAAAATCTGTTGGCTTTTTAGCATTACTTTGATTTGTAAAATGATAGCCATCTATATTATGGTAATACTTTCCGTTGTACTCTCTTGAGTATACATTACACAAAATAGCAACATCCATACCTACTTCTAGTTTGTTTAGCTGTTTTACCTTTTCAGATCCAAAAGCACTTACTGCTACTAGGTTGTTAAAGTCATTACCTGTATCTATTACAACTGTTTGTTTTTCCCAAGACTTTCCTGCTTTACTTGTTCCTGCTTCTGCTTGAAGCTTTTTTACTAATTTTCCTGTTACTTCCATTTTTATTATTTATTTTATTAATACTAGGTTGATCTTTTTCTTCTTCGCATCTAGGACATTCAACTATATAGTCAGTATCTCTATACTCGTGATGCTTATAACAATAATCTATACTCATTTCTTTTTAAAATCTTCTGATTCATCTTCTCCAAATACTCCTAATTCATAAAAACCTGTGAGCTTTAATACTGCTCTACTCATAGCTCTTTTCTCAGCCATTTCCATTACATACCAAGTGTTGCAGTTTCCGTCTTTAAAACCACCTTTTAAAGCTGAGCCGAATGTTTGTATTTTTACTTCGTCTGTTTCTTTGTAGCCGTACGCTTTTACTACACAAAAATCTCTTTCGCAATTAATAACCTCATAGTCAATAGTAATACCTTCTATTGCTTGAATTTTGTCTATTCCAGATCTTGTAATTATAATATAATGTTGATGTTTATATACATCATCAGGAGTTAAACCATAATGATTGTATTTTTGCTTAATTAGTTCTTTTTTCATTTTGTTTTAATATGTTTTATAAGTTGTTTTTTTATGTATTCTATTTGTTCTTTATCAATCCATTCTAAGAAGTTATAAGAATCAAAACAGACCTGAAAGTCGTTTCCGTACTCATCTGTTCCTCTTAAATACACCTCGTTTTTGTGGGCTTGAAAAGTATTAATATCATTCATACTTTTATGTATTAAATCTTGTTTCATATCGTTGTTATTAATGCTTTGTTATTACTTAGTTTATTATATTTTTCTTTATATTCTTTTAGCTTCTTTTCTACAGTCTTGTTCTGATTAATGGCTTCCTGCTCTCCAAATCTTCTTTTTCTATGCTCATACCAATAAGAACCTTTTGGCTCTACTTTAAAGTCGTAGCATTCGTCTAAATTAAGCCCTGTTATTTCAATATAAGCATTAAGAGCTTCATCTATTTGTTCTTGTGTTCCAAAGATTCTAATACTTGGTTCTACTTTCTTTAAGTCTGTAAACCAACCTTCAGGGGAAAGTTCAGATATTGTTTTAAACACTCCATTATTATAGAAATGATAATCTTGACAAATTAACTCCATACTGTATTGTCTTTAAAGTTGTAGTATTCAGTTTTCATTTCAATAAACAAATTGATTATTTGTTCTGACTTTAACATTTCAAGCGCTAATTTCATATCTTCAATCATTGGTGAATCCCAACATTGTTTTACTACTGCAAATAAATCGCTTGTGCATTTATTTAGCCATAATGGGTTTTCGTTCATTACATCTAATATAGATATAATGGCTTCTTCTTTGTTTGTTGCTTCTTTCATTTTAAAATTTGATTTCATTTTAGTTATTATTTTAATTCAGTTAAAATTTGTTCTAATGTTTCTTTTGTAAGGTTTTCGTTCCAATTATTCATAAGAGTTTTGCTTTCATTTAAAAGCTCTTCACCCTGTATATAAACATACATATTACAAACAGCTTCAGGACTTGACAGATCAGTACTTACTTCGCCAAAATTATCTTGCTCATATTCTTTAACTTCTTCAATAGCTTGAAATACTCCTACATTACTTTCTAACCATCTTGTTGCGTCATACTTACCTATAATAAAGTAGTCAGTATTAAATAATTCGTGGTGTAAATCACAAGCGTAAGGCTCTGATTCTGCTGATATTAGGTTGTTGATTCCTTCAGTTGCATAGTTTAAAATTTCTTTTGTCATTTTAGTTTTTTTAAGTTTGTTAGTCATTTTTGTTACTGCAAAGATTGACATTATTTTTTTATCTCACAAACTTTTTCACGCTTTTTTTCACGAAAATAACAAAAATATTAATTTACTAGTAAGAAAAAGTCAAAAAAAAAATTAAAAAAAATTAAAAAATGGTTGAAAAAACGTGTAAAACTTACAATTCCATAAGCAAATTTGTCGGAGTTTTGCCAGAATTTTGTATAACTGCTGCACCGATTGCAGGTTTTTTACCATATTTTGCATAGGCAAAGCAATATTTATCAAAATCAATACCACAACCTACCTGAGTTCCATATACTCTGAATTTTTTACCTACATAATGTTCTGTATAACACTGGGTGTGTAGATGTCCCTGTACTGTGTTCATCATATCAGCACGACACTTTGTACGAGCCGTACCCCCTTCGCCATGTATATACTGTACGCTGTCTTTTTCGTATCTTTCAACAAAATTCCAATTAGGCACCTCTAAAACCTCTTTATAAGACTTGATCCATTTGCTAGGAATTGCTGAGGTTTGTGCTTTTCGCATAATGATTCTGTCGTGGTTTCCAATTATAACGGTGGCTTTAGGAAATGCTCTATACCATCTTGCTATCCTTTTAATAGCGTATTCTAGCTCTTCTAAGCCACCCATACCGTCTGCTGAGGTTTCGTGATAAGAACTATAATGATTGTCTATTATATCGCCTATAAACACCACCTCTGTACATTGATACTTATAGTATTGATCTAAACACCAGTCTAGGTACTCATCTAAACAGAAGGGTTCATGAAGGTCACCGATAACTAGTACACTACTAGCTTCGGTTTCCCTCATTTTTTGTATTGCAATAACCTCGTGAGGTTTTAATCTCAACCTGTTATGTGAATCAGGCTGTTTATTTTGTAGATTTTCCAAGATCAGCTAAAGATTGTCCGCCTAACATAGCGATTAAACTCCACCAAATTTTTGATACTGAATCTTCATCTACTCCTAGATAGCTTGCAATCATAGGAACTAAGATTGATGAAATACCAAGCCATACCTTCTTAGAAGATAAAAGCTGAGTAATAATGTAATTTTTCATAGTTATTTATTTTTGATTATTAATTTTATATTCTTGCCACCCAAATTTATAATTTCTTTCATAAGTAAATCCATAGCTAAACGTGAATTATGAACAATGTCTTGTTGGCTTCCTTGTCCTACTAGGATGCAGCCCCTTGAATCTTTAGCAGTATTTCCTCTATGAAATAATATGTAATCTCGGTTAGGCACTTCTTCAACTAACAAGTGCAAATAATCTCTAGTTGCACTTTCTCTTGCGTATCTCATTCTAACAGGATATTCTCCAGCAGGAATACTAGAGATACTTCTTTGATTATCTTTATAGGGTAATTCTAAAGTATCACAAAATCTTTCTCCATTTACAAAAAGCTCTCCAATAATACTTTCTTCAGTAAACGTATCTCTTATGATTAAGAGGTTTATATGACTTTTATTAGAGATAGTAGGCTTTATAGATTTTACACCCTTTAACTTCCATAACAAACTCCTTACGCATTTTAACATCTTTGTCTTTATCTTTTTTATACTTAGGATTTGTACTATTTAATTTACGCTTCTTCATTTTCTAAATTTTACGAATTTATAAATAGTAAAACATATTGCTAAAATCAGAGAAACAAAAGTTAAAAGCTCATTAGCTTCTACTAAAGATACTCCGATTGCACTTCCGTTAGCTATTCCTACTTGTATTGTGTCTTTTAGATCTGTCATTATTTTTAGATTTTGGCTTACTTTCCAAGTAGGACTTCAGCTTAGTTATGTTTGTTGATTTTGTTTTATAGTGTTTCTTCATTATATACTAGAATCTAAGAAGTTTCTTAAAGTTATTTTTGTTCCCTGCTTCATTGGTCTTTCTAGATTCATTCCGTTATAATAAGAGTTTTTATCTGGATCAACATCTGCACCACTATTAGTAGAGTACTCAGGAAAGCTAGCAGTATTATTACAGATATACGTAATCATTCTTTCTGTATAGTACTCTGCAGTATTCCTAACTTCCTCTCTAAGATGCTGCGCTTCTTCGGTTGATAATGCGTTTCCTGTTTCTGATGTCTTAGAGTAAATATTGCCATTTTCTATCTTAAATCTAAGAAATGGTACAGCGTGATAAAATGCCCAGTTTGGCAACATGTCCCCTATATAATCATCTAATAAAGTCTTATATGCTTCATTACCTACATTACCAATAGTTCCTGCGCTAATCAAATCTTTTAGCTTTTGGTTAAGCTCAGTCCCTAGCTTAGTTTCTACATATAATTTTTGTGCTTGTTTTACATAAGGAAGTAATATATTTTGATCTACATTAAGGTTGATTGCAGTAGATTCTTTTAGCTTCTGTTCTGATATAAATAATACGTATGCCATTATCTTACATTTTTATATTTAGCAATTAACTCAGGGTTTACAAATCCATGATTTGGCATGTCATGCGGAGCTACTGACACTTCTTTAGCGTTTCTAGGTAATTTAACACCTCTGCTTCTTGCTTCTGTTGTTGTTATTATTTGGTCTGAATTTTTAGGTCTATTACCTTCTTGTACTAATATAACCCTAAACCACTTATGCTTACATAGTGCGCCCCCTTTCCATTTCCAGATTGAGTAGGTATTAGATCCATATTCTCCCCAACCTGGATTGACTGGCTTAGTTCCCATAGCCATAATATCTTCTTTACGGTACAACTTATTCGCATTTGTCATTTTTCTACAGAATTTTCTTTCACCTACACGACTTCCTGTGTACCTGTAACGTACCCTATAAATATCATTTTCGTATTTTTCTTGTTTAGTCGTTTTATCTTGCCCAGACTTTCTATTAGGATAAGCAGAGCCAGTTGAAGCAAATTCATAATAATCAGAATTTAATTCAGCTTCAAAGTCAAAATTTTCATCTTCTTGCTCAGCGTCCTCTTCGCTTATTATTTCATAACCTTCAGGCATATCTTCACCGAACTCAGCAATAAAATCAGTTAGTTCTGTAGCCTCAGAATGCCCCTCACACGCCATATAAGACGTTTTGCCGTTATATTGATGCTCGTGGTAGCCCTCACACCCCAAAGTCTTTGCGTGAGCCTCAGCCTCTTCTTTTGTGCTAAAAACAGGTTGTCCATCAATCATACCAACTTTAGCTAGCTTTACATCTTGCTCTACAGTAGAATCTTCTTGTTCTAAAGGAGCTAATCCTATATCCTCTCTAACCTCGTCTTGTGTCATAACCTCTCTAATAGTCTTAGAGTCAAATTGTACTGTAATAGGTTTAAGCTGCACAAACTCTACTTCTAAATCCATATTGTTTACTGAAAATATAGTCTGCAAAGTGTTTAGTATATTTAGCTGAAATGGGCGTACTACGGTGTTTAGGTAAAAATTACTAGCGTTTATAAGCTCGTCAGTATTGCTTGAAAACCCATTAGCACTATCAATTCCCATTAATGTTTTAGATGTAACTCTATGTCCTGTGAGTATGTTTTGTACTAGCAGTTCTTGTAATGCAAGATACTGCTTATCAGCATCAGATACGCTAATAGGAGTTATTTCAGGTGTTCTAGTTCGGTCATCACTAAATGTAAGCACAAATTTACCACTATTCTTAGCTCCAGTAAACTTATCTGTAAGGCTTTGTTCTATTTGTCTGCGCTCCTCAGCAGTAGGAATACCATTAGCGAAAGATATGAAATAAGATCCTGAAAATCCATTCTCTATATTGTTTAGATGAAACTCTGCTACTCTTTGATCTACTAAAGCCCAATTACAGGCAGCTAGATAATCTGGCGTGTGATATATATCCATATTAGGGCTGTAAGCTCCTGTATATAACAGTTGGCTGCTAGCAGTTCTATCGTTTACATTAAAAGCTGCTACAGGATAAGGCTTGTGCGCCCTAGTATTACCCCAGTCGGCACTTATAAAGTAGGTATCTACTTGTCCTAGCTCGTTTGGTCGTCCTGCTCTAACGCGTTCTACTGGGACATGATAAAGCTCTGCAATCTCTGTTTTTTCTCTATTCCATATAATATGCAGGGCGTAAGCCCCTTGTAGCTTAAAATCAAATGCTACTTTTTTAATTACTTGATGTAAAGACTCTCTACTATTAGCGTTCCGCATAAATCTTTTTAACTTAACATAAGCGTCTAAATTAGTATCTTCATCAGTAGTTATTAAATCTTCGCCTGCTATCATTTCAGATGTACCGTTAATAATTGCAGCGTGCGTGCTAGAATTATAATACAGGTCTATAAGAAACTGAGGGTACAGGTTTTTCCAGTCATCTGTACCATATTCTATATAGTCACGACCTCTTACCTCTTGTACCACTGGCGCTGTTGAGGTTTCTAAGTTAATTGAAATAATATTGTCTTTCATAATTTTTATTTTATATTTCTGCTAAATATGCATTAACATTAGCAGTTAATTTTGAGTCAATAGAACTATATATTTGTATCTCCTCTATTGTCCCATCAAAAGGATTATTGTCCTCTTCTCTAACACCTATTGCGTCTATTTCAACTGATCCTGTTAAAGTTTGTGTTGAAGATTGCGCTACTCCGTTTCTATATAAAGTCATTAAATTTGAGCTATCTCTTGTTATAAGAATATAATCATCTCCAAAAGTTCCACTATCTAAAGACAGATTTTTATTTGAGCCACCTATTTTAACAATTATCTTAGCACCACTTGCATCATATTTAAAAAACTCATTTGAAGTAGTATTGTCGCCTATTATTGTAGTATTATAAGCACTAGGATTTGCTCTAAATCCAATAGTAAATTCATCTTCTACAGTTATTTGTGATGTTGTTTGTAAATATTCGGTAGTAGAAGCATCAAAAGTTAAAACACCTGCCGAGTAAGCAGGTTGCTTACTTGCTGTGCCTTGAACCATATTAAAAGAGTTTGTAGAACTATCTGCCCAAGCAGATACATTACCACCATCTTCAGTAATTCCTGCCGCATTTTTATACCAAGCTACCAAAGAACTTTCATCATCAGGTGACCAAGAAGCTCCTGAAGTTTTAATATTGTTTAAGCTTAATCCTAATTTAAGTGCTAACATACCCTAAATTGAATAATCTTCTTGATAACCTATTCCAACTCCACTCGTGAGTTGTACCTGAGTTACGTTCATAAACAAAGTTGTTCCAGCAGGGAGCGTAGTATGTAATGCTGCTTCACCTGTTGCGTTTGATACTGTTATTGAAGCTACCACACTTTCAACAGGAAAGTAAACGCAATACCAATCCTTTCCTGTTTGATTAGCTGTTGTGAATATTTCAGTTGCATTATTTTTTCCTAATTGCTCTGTTAAGAGTTGTTGTACATTTTCTATTGCCATAATTTTTTATTTTTTATCCTGTATATATATAATTTGTTTCTTGAATACTTGCTGCTAATTGGGCTTCAGTTGTAAATCCGCCACCTGTTAATTCTACTAATGGTGTTGAAGTGTAACCATTTCCTGCGTGAGTTATTATTACCTCAGTTACTACTCCCCCATCAATATCGCAAGTGGCAGTAGCAGATGTTATAGGACTGCCACCTATTATTGCTATGTCAGGTGCTGAAGTATATCCTGCTCCACCTGATATTATACTTATTGTTTGAACACTTCTTCCGTTTTGAGAGTAAGTAACTTCTTCTGATCCTGCTTTTTCAGTTACATACATTTTACCTTTAGTAACCAGCCCCTGCACTATCCCACAACTTGGACAAGCAGAAAGGTCAAACTCAAATTCTGCTGTTGCTGGAGCAGTAGTAGGAGAAACCCCACCCCCTTTTAAAAAAGCAACTTCATAAACTTCATACTTCCAAAACCCTGCTTCTAAATTTACTTTTCCTGTGAATACATCAGGAGTTGCATCATAAACAAAATCTGATTTTGTATATCTTTCAAAAAGAGTTTCTGTTGCAGGATAAGCATATTGCACTGACCTATCCATATCATTTGTAAACTTATACAAATGGTAAATGAGGTAATTGCCTGACGTTTGTATTCTATTATCTTTAGTCTGAACGTAAGCTGAAAAGTTTGTGCCTGTTGTTGCTTGTATCATATATTAATATAATAGAAAAGTGCCGTTTTTATTTGACTTATAAAAGAAAAGAGTGGTAAAAACCACTCTAATCAAGAATATATGAAAACTACTAAGAAATATTAATCTATATCTATTGATACGTTTGTGAAAGCTCCATTATCAAATGGTGTTGTAGAATATGCTGCTACCATTGGTGCAGGTTTAGTCTCTAAGCCGTCAAAGGTAAGACTATAGCCATTTTGATCACCCCAAGCAGTTCCACTAATTTCAGTTCCACTATTAAGATACATACCATTTGCAGCTCCTAAGCAAACTATTTGGTCAATACCACTACTAACTTGTTGCCATAATTGAGCAAAAACTACCACTTTAGTTTTGCCTAATTTTTCTAATTCTGCTTGATCCTCTTTAGTAAGTTGATTAAATACTAAAGTTAATTGAGGAGCATACATAATAGTTCCTGTATCTCTGGTGCCTGTAAGTGTTTCTGTAAGTGATGAAGTTCCAATAGGAGTGGCATATCTTTTTAATCCTGTTCCTACTCCCATTTCTATATCAGTAACCTCTCCTGAAGCTACTACTATACCTGTTCCGTAAATCTCTCCTGTGTCAGCGTTAGCATTAAAATCATCATAAACACCAAAGTAAACATACTTAATTCCACCCTGTATTCTGTCGCAGGTTAATCCCCGTCCTTTTGTAAGTGCTGTGCAAGCCATATTTTTATTTTTTAAGGGTTAAAGGAGCAAGGGTTTTTACACCCTCGCTTCTATTAATTAAGTTTATTACGATGTAAATACTACGTCTCCGCCTATTGCAGTTTGAACACCACCTGAGAATCGTGCTACCATTCTCATATTATCTGAGCCATCTAATTGAGCCATATCCATCAATTGTATTCTAGTAGCATCAGAGATAAGATCCGTCCAGAAGAACATGTTAGATTTCTGAGCCGCTACAATTGTATCATTAGTCATTCCTGGACAAACAGCTAATTTAATTCCTTCAAATACTTTAGTATAATCTTCATTCATGTTTGCATAAGGGAATGAAGTTAAAGCTGAAACTGCTTGAATATATAATCTCCAAGTTTTAGGACTTACATATAAATATAAATCTTCTTTTGGATAAACCGCAGTAGGAATTGCTGCTACTGTGTTTTGGAAGTTTTCAATTACGTTTCCTGCATTAATAGCTGAACCTGCACCACCAACTGTTGCAACATCAGTTACATCACCATTAGCTGCTAAAACTCCTGTTGTAGTTGTGCAAAATCCGTTAAAAGATGCTGCCGTTCCTGCTCCTGCCCATACCATACCTTCAATTCCGTCTGCTATAATTTCTCCCATATAAGAGATTACATAGTCATCAAAAGACGCTGGTGGTGGCGCTCCTGCACCTGCTCTCATTTGCATCGCTTCCCATGAGTCTAAAAGCTCTTGTTTACAAAGATCAAGATTTACCATTAGATTAGTTGGTTGTAATACTGCTTCAGTTCCTGTAAGATTACCTTGTGAAGAAAAATCACACGCTGCTGCTACTATTAAACCTGAGTTTGAGTATTTTTGGATATTACTCTTAAATTTGATATTTTCTATCATTGACAAAAAGTCTAATGATGTTGATTCCTTTAATGCTGCATTTATGTAGAATCCTGCTGCTTTACCTGCATAGTTACTAGTTACTCCGAATGCCATAATTTTTTATTTTTTATTGTTTATTAAGGTTATGTAAAAATCTCTCTTGCTTAGACATTTTACTTACTGATTTAGTAGCAAATGGTCTTTCGTTTTGAGTAGAAAATTTATTAGTGTTGATCGGATTGTCAGCTGGACTTGCTGCTAATTCCGTTTTTAGTTTTTCGTTTTCAGCTTTAAGCTTTTCAAGCTCCTCTTCTGCTGAAAATTCTTTTACTTCAGTAGTTTTAATAGTTTTAGGGTTTACAGAAGGCTCTGGAGTTTCCTCAGCCATTTCTTCAACCTCATCATCACCACCTACTTTATCTCTTTTAAGATCTGCTACAGCATCTATTAAGTTGTTAACTTTGTCTTTCAATTCCTCATAAGACTTAGCCCAATCAGCTTTTTCTGCATCTGACTCAGGAAAAGCAAACTCAACCGCTTCTGCCATTTCTTCTTTATCTTCGTAATCAGCCTCAACCTCTTCTTCAGTGTCAGCCTCTTCCGTTTCTGACTCTATTACTTCTGCTACTATACCTTCTTCTTCAACTCTAAAAGATACACCAGTATCTGTCTTGTAAGTCCCTACTGGTAATAAAATTGTAGTTCCATCTTCTGTTAATACAGAAATATCTACGCCTGCTTCAAGCTCTTCAGCAGTAGACACAAAGATTGTACCATCTTCGCTTTTTGCTTGCCACTCTAATTTGATTGTTTCTTCAGCTTTATTCAAGCCAAGTGCTACTAATATTTGTTCTTTAATGTCCATAATTTCTTTTTTAGGTTCTGTTATATAATAGAATAGTTAGTTACTTTGTTTGATTTTCGCGTATTATCTCGTTAAGAGCTTTTAGTATTTCTTCATCAGTTGCTACTTTTTCTGACATTTTTTCCATTTTATCAGTAAAATATCCTTCAATAGATAATCCTTTTAAAGATCCATCTTTTACCTTACTCCATAGTTCATCATTAGTTATTTTCATCTTAACAAACCATGTTCCATTAGGCAGGTCATAGCCATATAGCTTAGACTTATCCATATCACCCTCTTTTATCCAAGACTCAACAGTTAATACGCCGCTTACTCTGTCTTTATGCTCATAAGTAGCTTTATGATGATTATTATGTTTTAAATATAATTCTGAAGCCTTGCGTACCGTATCAGGGCTAAAATATACGTAGTATTCACTATCAGTATTAGGGTTATATCTAAATATCTGTTTGTTAGGTATAAGCGCAGGGCTTACTATCATTCTTTTTTCCTCATCTACTTTAGCAAAAGTTAAGTTATTCTTTTCTTTTCCAAAATAAACAAAGTCTTGCTCAATTGCAGGTGCTGACACTAAACTAATAGCATCTATTGCAAGTTCTTGACTATCATCATCTATTACTAGCTCTACAATAGATGTAGTCTTTTCGTAATAGTCTTTATTAGCCGCTTCACATTCAGCTATTGAGTCATACTGACATTCGCCAGAGTCCCCCCATTTTACTTTTCCGTTTTCACATTCTTTACAAGGCATATTATATAATAGATTTTTGGTTAGTTTGTTTGATTTTTGTTGTTTCTAATGTCTTACACTTAATATTTGCAAAAAGCTCTTAAAACGCTTTAAAACGTCTAAATTTTATATTGTCGCTCTACGTCTTATGTTCGCTAACTGATCTTGGCTGTTTGTCATTTCGTCGGTTACTACAAAGGCTTTAATAGGTTCAGGCTTAATACCACCCCCTAATTCAAATTGTCCTGACATCATTTGTGGAGCAGGAGTTGCAGTTGTATTAGGAGTAGAAGCTGAAGCTCCTGCACCACCACCACCACCACCACCTGTTGATGCGATAGCTTTAACATTAGCAATACCTGAAGCGATTGCTGCTCCTGCTGCTACTGCTCCTAAAGCGGGACCTATACCTGGAATTATAGCCATAGAAGCATAGGCGGCGTTTGCACCTTTATAAGTGTCAATAGTTGCCTGTGCTATAGCGGCGGCTTTACCTGCGATTGTTTCTTTTCCTAAAATTGCCGCCATATCTCCTGCTGTTGAAGATGCTATACCTAGCTGTTCTTCTTTTGTCATTTCTGACCATTTAACCTGTTTTTCAGCGTATTTTCCTCGTATAGCATCAACTTCAGATTGTTGTGCTTCTTCAAGTTCAACTACACTTTCTCCTAAAGCTCTTTTGCCTTCTATAATAGCAAAGTATTTATCATATACTGCATTAGTTTCTCTTTCTTGTGCAGTTAATTGACTTTCATAATATTTATCTAATAGTTCTGCCCCTGTAACTGTTAAGTCGTTGATTCTTTGTTGTTCTAAATCTCTTAGCTCTTGAATTTTTGCCATTTCAGCATCAATAGCGTCTTGTTTCTTTTTTAAATCTGCATCTATTCTATCTTGTTTTTCTTTTGATCTCGCTTTTTCTTCTGCTTGTATTTCTCTTTCTAAAGCGTTTACTTCAGTAACAACCCTTCTTCTCATTTTAATAGAAGCGGTTTCTTTTTCAATAATTGCAGCTTTTAATTCAGCTAATTTTTGTTCATCTTCTTCTAAATTTTCACTAAGAGCCATTTCTTCTTTTTGAATCGCCATTCTTTCTTTTGCTAATTCTATTTCTTTCTGTGTTGTTTCGGCTTCTAATTCTAGTGCTTTTTTAAGATTATCTAATCTTTCTGCTGCTGACTTTGTTTCATCTTCTGCTATCAATCTTGCTTTTTCAATCTCTTGCCTTGTCTTAGCTTTTTGAACCATAAACTCCATATCAGCATCTCTAAGATCTTGTGTTCTTTTCTTTAATTCAACCATAGCTTTTACCTCTCTTTCAACCTCATCAGCTATACCTGAAAAAGTGCCTTTCATAGCCTCACCTGCTTTTCTAAATTCTCCTGAAAAGACAAAGCTAAGAGCTTCTCCAACTTTACTAAGTCTATCCATTAAAACTGATACAACTGCACCAATAGCTGAAAATGCTTGTGCTAATTTATCTGCACCTCTTTTAGTATTTGTAAAATAACTTACAAGTGAACCAATTAAAACTACAAAAGCTCCTATCCCTGTTGAAATAAGTCCTGCTTTAACAGAGCTAAACAACCCTTTAGCTGTTACCATCGCTTTAGAAAAACCTGCTTTTAAACTATTAACTGAAACACCCATAAAAGCTATATCAGCCGCTCCCTGTTTTGCGTCTTTACTTACTTGCCCAATATTAGATTTAACATTAAATGTTGCTGTTTCTGTTGTATTTGCCATATCTTAAATTTTATAATCCTGTTTTAATTTGTGTAATTCTTATATTACTACACCATTCTACTGTTTGATCTGCATCACCTCTAACTGTTATTCTAAAATTCGTTCCTGTATTATTTGCAGCAGGTCGCCAATTAGAAACACTACCTGAGCTTTTAATTAAATCTCTTTCTCTGCTTATTGTTACAGTTTCTCCAATTTGAACTGCAACACCCCTTTCTACCCAAGCTGCAAAATCGCCAACTGATCCTTCTCCTGAACCTGCCACCCTTACTGCCACTGTATCAGCGTGAAAATAAAATATAGTGTTATCAGGAATAGTAAAAAAGCTATCCTCTATGTTGTTTAAATAACTATTCGTTGTTGAACCATCTACTGTTTGAACGCCATAAAGTAAATGAATACTTTGTCTTTCTCCTAATATATCAGCAGGAGCATTACCACCTAATACTATTGAGTTATCTGCCGTTGATTCTCCTAATCTTCCATAGACACAGGCATTACTTATTCCACTATTAATATAGTTGTTTGTTCCTGTTATAATATTATTAGATGAAAGTCCTTGAACAGTATTATCTTCACCCATTATATAAGTATTATGGGTTCCTGTTCCTATTTGATTCCCTGCTCCTTGTATATTATTCTTAACATTACCCATATTTTGTTGCAGTGTTGAACTAAACTTAAAAGCCTCACAACTTCCTGTTATAGGGTTGTAAGTGTAGCCATAGGCTTCGCACTGCTTTTGATTAGGCGTTACTATATTAGTTCCGTCTGTAAACTGAACCACCCCTGAAGTGTTTACTGTTGCAGGTTTTATTGTATATCCTTTTAAAAAATCTGTTGTCATTATGGTATTAATATAAATTCTACTGTTGCTAAATCATTTGGCTTGTAGTCAATCTTATTTACTCTAAATAATCTATTTTTGATAAATACGGTATCAAAAAACTTAAATGTATTTATGTCGCCTGGACTTAGATTTACTTTTAAAGTCATAGTTCTTGTATCAGGATTATATAGCTCATTAAAATAAGGTCGCCAATACATATTAAATAAATTATTTGGTGTTGGTGTTCCCATCTCTTGTAACAACTGACATTCTCCAAAATGAAAGTCTATTGTATCATCAGGATCTGGCGGGTTACTTACTACTGTTGGCACATCTGTCAAGTGACAAAACTGCAAAAACTCATCTTCAAAATCATCACCTGGAGATCCGTTTTGTGCTTGAACTTTAAATACTGTTGAATTAAAATCTAATCCTGATAAGGGCGCACCTCTTGTTCCTATATGATACATTATTCTAGGACTATTATCAAAACCTTTTGAACTTCCATCACTAGCATCATAAGAATAAATACTTGGAACTATAAAGTCATAAAATTCGTCCATTAATGGTTTAGATATTGTTGCCGCAAAAGGTTCAGCTTCTATTTCTTCTTCCCCATCTAATACACTTGAAAGACCACCTGTTGTAAGTGTAGCGTCAAAAAGTAAACTTCCGTATAGATGACCTTGCGTTGAATTTTTGTAAACATTAAAGATATAATCGTCATCATCTTCAACAAACTTAAATAAAGTTTTTTTGTTTAAGTCAGTCAAAGGTTTTAGCTTAATTTGTGATATATCTATTTTATCTGTCCAGTCTAAAGGTGGACTAGCAGTATTACTATCAAAGAAATTAGGATTAGCAGGATCATTACCTGGGAAAAATATATCTTTATAAGGTTCTATTAAGATGTTGTTAGGGTTTACAGGATCAGGCATAGAAACTAAGTTAAACATAGTCATTATACCTTTAAGGAAATCCCATTGACCTAATTCGCCTCTTAAAGCATTTAGAGAAGCTGAAGTTGCCCCAATACCTGATTGAACAAAAGTGGTTCTTGTGCCATAAAAAGGACCAAATTGCGATGCATCTGCATCTGTTTTAAATTGTGCTTGTAAAGTATCACCTATGTTTTCTAATATTACATCTACAAAACCAACATAATCTTCAGTAGTATCACCTACTGCAATAGTTCTAGTTCGTGGGTTTAATATGTTTACAGTAGCAGGAACAGTAGAATTGTCAGTGTGAATCCATTGAAAATCTATTGTATGCGGTATAGTTGTATCAGTAGCAGTTATTTCATACTTATAATAAACAATGTATCTTTCGTGAGTCGTTGTTGATGTAATAATATTATTAGTTTCATCATAATTAGGCGGTAAAAAATTTTGTCCTGAAATACTTTTAGCTGGATCAGTAGATAATTTTAAAGGGATAAATGAACCTGTGCCTGGATTTAAAGTCGTAACCATAGTTTTCCAACTTGCTGAGTATCTTTCTTCAATAGCAGGAAAGCCATTACTTCCCCAATTAAAGTCCATATATAGTCTCTGAAACTCAGTATTGTTATCTATAAAATCACTTGTATAAGTAAACAAACCTGTATCAGCAAAAATTCTTCTTATTAAATAAGTAAGTTTAATAAAAGGTCTAAATGAGCTTTCAATATTAGGCAATACAGGCTTATCATTTGTTCCTACTGTATAAGAGTGTTCCCAATCAACAAAAGGGTATCTTAAAACAGAAGTAGTTGATCCTGTTCCTGCATAACTTCCTGCTGGTAGTGCGTTGTCAAGTGCTAAAGCTCCTTGTGCTGAATTTTTTATATTTGTATAATTATAGGCGTGATTAAGTTCTGAAAAGTCTATTTGATTAAAGTCTCTGTCGCCTAAAACATCTGCCAAAGCGATAACTTCAGAATATAGATTAACATTATAACTTATTTCTCCCTCTTTGTCTTGTATATCAATTACTCTTAAATAACCTTCAAAGAGAATAAATCCATCTTGCTTTAATTCGCATCTAGTCTTAGCATAAGGATTAAAACTTGCAACACCTTGAACTGATCTTGTTACTTCAAAAAGATTATCAAATATTTGATTGTTTCTTTTAGTAGCAGGTAAATTAAATGCCTTAGAATAAGACTGCACTTGTTCGGCTGCGTTTTTAAAATCATCAACACTTAAAGTTAAAGGTATATCTTCATCTTCATACAAGTCGCATATTACTTGTCCGTTTGACAAACTAATATCAGGTGTTTGACCAGCAGGTATAACAGATACATATCCTATCTCTATACTTGTAGTAGCAGTAGCAAAAAACCTAGTAATAATTGTCATACTTGTATTAGTAGCTACAAAAGATGTTGTTAATATGTCAGAAGAAGTAGGGTTTACTATTGAATTACTACCAACTGCAACAGATCCATTATATGCTTGTGCCGCCAAAGTTCCTGTTGCTGAATTTAAAGGATTAACATAAATAAAATAAGCATTACCAACGATTAAATTTTCAATTCTTTGATATGCAAAAGATGCTGAAAAACTCCCTGCTGTTGATAGTATCATATTGCCACCTGTTGCAGTTGGATAAGCAGGTGAGGGAGCTGGTGATGATATTAATCTATATCTATACCAAGTGTTAGCAATAGTAGGTGGGTAGGTGCTTAAAATAAAATTTGTTGAAATAACAAAACTTTCATTTGTAACACTTGTATTTAAAGTAGAAAAAGTATTGCCATCAACTATAAATTCATTTGCACTTATAGAAATAGGATCAAGCTCTCCATTAAAAGTTTGTGGATATAATATAAGTTTAGTTGCCATTATACTGATTGAGTTCTTAGTGTTTTAGTCTTTTCAACTTCAAATGTGTATTGTATTAACTGATCGTTGCCAAGCGTTTTCTTTGTGAAATTAGTAGTTAATAATCTAACAGGTGTAACATAGTTATTTAACAAACCTGTTCCTGTTCCACCAATACCACCCGGATCATCTTGGAATCCTTCTAATATATAAACTTCAGGACTATTTGTAAGTTCTTCAAACATTACGTTATCCATTTCACTAACAAAATCTGTATTTATTTTTATTTTTTCAGTTGCATTAACTCTAAAAGATTTTTTACCACCTTTAAAAGTATCAGTTCTATAATAACTCTCATTCCAAGTTCCTTCCAACTGAGTGTATGTAGAACCCTGAGTAGATATTGTTTTAGTTGATTTCTTAGTAAAGGTATAATAATCCCAAGCTCCCCACTGATTCAGCCAACAAAGTCTTATAGGCTCATAACCTAATTTATCAGGACAATTAATGTTTATTGTATAAGTTTGAGATATATCATTACCACCTGAATCTCTTGCAACTACTTTAATTTTACCACCATAAATACTACCATTAGCAATAGCAGCTTGAAAAGAAACATTTCCTCTATTTTGCAAGTTTCCGGGAAAACATCCTACATACAAAAGCTTAGTGTTTATAAAAGAGCTTGTAGCTGAAGTAGCACCATTAGCAGCGTTAAATGTAGAAAATAAAGAAACTACTCCTGCACCTGTATTATCTTCAACTAACATATATATTTTATCTATCTGCCCTGTTCCTAAAACATTTGGAATAAAACCCAAAGTTCCATAATCATCTATATTAGCGTATTGCTCTGTTGGTGCATTAGATAAGAATTTTTTTGTATTGTCAAATAACCAATAAGGAGAAATATCGAAAGAGAAATTATTTCCTACCTTAAATAACTTATCTGTATATTTTAAGTAGGCATTGAAATATTGCAAAAGATTACTATCTTCTCTTGTAGTAATATCTTCTACAACTTTATTATAAGAAGAAGAAGCTGGATCAGCATCTAAATATTCAACAGAAAAACGAACCTGCAACCACCTAGCAATATTATCTCCTTTTGA